AATATCATTTTTATTTCATTGACATACACATCAAAACTCTGTAAACTCCGTACACATCATTGAGAGCCACCTCGAAAGGAGCGTATATGGGATTAGGGTTGATTGACACGCAACGGACATGGTCGGCTTTTTGTGAGGGTGTAAGGGTTTTAATTACAACTCCGTTGCAAGTATCAAGCACATACACTTTGCCCCAATCTATAAATGCACGTTCGTTGATGCGCTTTGCAAGAACAATACTGCCGCTTGGATATTCGTCCGCCATGCTATCGCCCGATATTGTTATGGCTATATCTGCTCCCTTTACAGGCGATATTACCTTCTCGCATTCTTTCACGTTTACCGATGTAACAAAATCGTTTAACGAGCCACCTTGCGCTGATATAGGGAGTAATGGAACCAATATATGTTCTTCCTCTTCTTGCACAGCTGGTTGGTCGGTAAACATAGAACCCTCGCCAGTGAGTAACCATGTTCTATTTAAATCTATATAGAAGTTCAATATTTTTTCTATATTCCTTTCCGATAAATCTCTATTCTCTTTGCGCGACTTACCCAAAGTACCAACAGATAAATCAAGGTCAATGGTTACCTTATTGTCATTTAAACCTTTGGTTTTCATATACTTATCAAACCTATCTATTTTCTTCTCCATATCTACCAATGTTTATAAAAGTTAAATATTGAAGAAAGTTCTACAAATACTTTGTTAGTATTGAAGAAAGTTCTATCTTTGCACCCGTAATGATTTAGACAACTATTCGATACCTTATAGATATATTATAGTTAGTCTGCAAATTTAAGAAATAAAAATCAAAATGGCAAACAGAAAACCAATAAAATTAAAACGTGGAGCTAAAAAGAAACTCGCAGCTATCCTTGGCGTAAGCGAGCCAACTATATACAAAAGCATGCACTGGGATTGCGATTCTGATATGCAAAACATGGTGCGTGCAAAGGCAAAAGAACTTGGATTTATAAAACAGTTTTAACGCAGTTCGGGCGCAAGGTGTTAATCTTGGCACTGTTCCCTCTAATGCGCCCGCTGCTTTTAAAAAAACGAAATAGTTATGGAAGATTTTAAAAAAATATTCATGCTTGATAAATTCTTATCGATGAATTTAGAGCAGAAGCTTGCAGTGATTACGGCAATTGTAACATTCTTTTTTACATTCCTATTCGCTGTTGGAATGAAACTCATAGCAATGACAATTTCGGCAGTAGCTTTTTGGCTCGCAGCTCGCTGGGTGGAACGCTCTGGGGTAGATGTTGAGGAGTAAAGTCAATGACATCTAAGGAGTTAAACATATTAGCACTTAAAATGGCAAATATACTTGCAGATAATGTTGCGAGTAAAATTATAGAAAGATTAGGTTGGAATAATAGCGGATTGCTAACACGCAAAGAAGCCGCAGCTTTTATAGGCTATTCGGAAAGCTATTTGCGCAAACAGAAAGAAATACCAACCTACAGATTAGGTCGCAAGACCTTATATAAACGAGAGGATTTAGCAGCATTCCTCAATAAACATAATGTTGCAAAAGAGTAACTAACACGTTAGTTCTTATTTTGTACTCGTTCTTTGACTTCTTGAGACAAAACACTTGCAGAAAGTTAGTAGAAAGAACTACTCTCAGAAGCTGCAAGATATGAATTGAATTGAACTTTTATTTGTTATGGCATCGCACGCAAAATCGTCCTTAACGTATTGAGTAGGTGTGTTGGGCGTACATCTCGCATAACATAACAAACGAAGATTTATTACCTTGCGCTGCACTCTAATGGTGCTGCAATCGAATTGAGCGCAGGGTTCTTTACTTACTCATGTGATAATATTTAAGTTTAAGTTTTTCTTCTTGCTTGCTCGCGAGAGTAGGCAAGATTATTCAGGCGTGGCGCAATTGGTTAGCGTGGTAGTCTTATACACTATTGGTTGTGGGTTCGACCCCCACCGCCTGAACTATTGTTTTTCATAGTATTTAAATTTTTGGTTAATAGTGTGCTTTCTTACAGCGGTAAGAAGATTATTAAGTATTACAATTTACATTTAATGCTTGCTCGTGAGGAGTAGGCATTTTTATTCGGTGAAAATTAAAAAATAAAAATATATGAACGAGGTGAAGATATTTAGCTACAATGGTAGCAATGTTACTTTCCAAAATGGAGAGAACGTAATGATTAATGCCACCGAAATGGCAAAGAGTTTTGGTAAATTAGTTGGCGACTGGACCAGACTAAAGAGTACAAACGACTTTTTACAAGAGTTAGAAAGTGATATGCATATTCCCATATCACAATTAATTGTTGTGAATAAAGGCAATAGCGCAAACTTTGAGCAAGGCACATGGATGTACGAGGACGTCGCGTTAGAGTTTGCACGTTGGTTAAGCCCTGCATTTGCTATTTGGTGTAACAATAGGATAAAAGAGTTATTGAAGTATGGCATGACTGCAACACAGCCAACACTTGAACAAATGATTGATAATCCTGACCTTATTATATCGCTTGCAAGCAAACTCAAAGAAGAGCGTGCTGAGCGTGAACGCTTAGCAATTGATAATAAAGAAAAGCAGAAACTCATCGAACAACAAACTCCATCAGTTGTATTCACGCAAGCGGTTGTTGGTTCACAAAGCAGTTGTTTAATTGGTGAACTTGCAAAGATGATAGCGCAGCATGGCATTAAGATTGGCGAACATCGTTTGTTTAAGTGGCTTAGAAAGAATGGTTATTTAGGCACGCATGGCGAACGCTACAACGTTCCTAATCAGCAATATGTAGAACAAGGCTTATTCACAATAAAGAAAGGTGTGAGAAATGGAAACAACGGAGTTTTGCACACCACCATTACAACAAAGCTTACAGGCAAGGGACAAGTCTATTTCATTAATAAGTTTCTAAAATTGAAAGAAAACGGAAAGCTTGAAGCCTGTCTGCAAGACATAGCATAGGTTTTAAAATTAATAGGTGTATGAATATTTTTAAGGATATGTGTAGCGACACATAGAAATTCTTGTCAAAGAACGTAATGATGTGTCTACTCGTGATGAGCAGGCACATTTTTTATAGCTCGTGGACGGCTGCAAGGTGCAGCATCTAAAAACTTGGTCGGGGTTCGATTCCCCCACGAGCTACAAATAATAAACAAACACAATCATTAATTATGGAGATAAAATTTAAAAAAATCAGCCTTAAAAACTTCAAAGGAATTTTGGGCGAAAAAACTATTCAATTTAGCGACACAGCAACTTCTATCTATGGAGGAAACCACAAAGGAAAAACAACTATCATAGATGCTGCCTTATGGGTGTTGTTCGACAAGAACAGCGAGGGCGCAAGTGTTTTTGGCATTGATACCAAAGACGAGCAAGGAAATATTATCCCTAAACTCGAACACAGCGTAAAGTTAATTATTTCGGTAGACGGAGTAGAGAAAACACTCGAGAAGGTGCGCAAAGATGTATGGAGCAAACCACGAGGGCAAGAAGAAGAGGTGCTTTCTGGACATAAAACAGACTATTTTATAGACGGAAACAAGTACACACAGACCGATTACAAGGCTGAGATAGCTAACATTCTCCCCGAAGAGTTGTTCAAGGCGATTACCAACCCGATGTATTTCCCTGCATTAAAAGCAGCCGACCAAAGGTTGTTGCTTACCAAAATGGCTGGCGAAACCAACTTTGCCGATATTGCCACACGCACAGAAGAATGGAAATTAATTGAAAGTCATTTGCAAAATACCGACTTAGAGCGATTTAAGGAACACCTTGCTTACAAGAAAAAAGAGATAAAGAAAGAACTTGAACAAATACCAAGTCGCATATCGGAACACCAAATGGAACTGGCTCCTCTGAAAGAGGCTAATCACAATTACCCTATTATTGAGGAACGCATTAAGCAAATAGAAGTAGGCATCAAAAATTATGATGATATGCTCGCTGATGCAAGCAAGGTAAGTGATAGCCAGTATCAAGCCAAACAAGCCATACGCCAGCAAATAAGAATTTACGAAACCGAAAGGGATAATATTGTAGACACCTACAATACACGCAACCGCAAAGCTGCGCAAATCCATCAAGAGGAGATAGAAAGCATAGAGCACAATATAGTCAAGCAGCGTAATTATATCAACCAATTAAGCGAAGATGCAGAGCGCAACGCTCGTAGGCAATTATCTTTAAATGCTCAAAAGGAAACTTTCAGAATATGTTGGCAGCAAGTAGAAGATGAAACTTTTGCTTGGAACGAAGCATCAGAATATTGTCCTACCTGCCATCAGCGACTACCGCAAGAAGATATTGATAGCTTACGCCAAAGATTGGAGGGTAACTTCAACGAGAACAAAGCCAAGAAGCAAGACAGGTTAGATGAAGAAGCTGCGAGTATAGCAAAACAACAAGCTGTCATAGATGAACAAGCAGAAAACTATCAAGCAGCAAAACAACAAGCCGAGCAGCGTATAAACGAATTATCTACAACGCTCGAACAAACAAAAGGCTCTCAACCTCAAAAAGAAGATTACTCAACCGACACACGCATCATAGAACTAACCGAACTTATCAAAGCAGAAGAAGCAAAGCTAACCGAACTTGAACAAACAAAGGACACAACGCAAGAGGAAGGCATTGCACAGATTAAGGAGCAGAAACAGGCGCAAATGAAACGCTGTGATGAGTTGAAAGAGCAGCTACGCATAAAGCAAGACATTGAGCGCAAAGAGCAGCGTATTGCAGAACTAACAACACTGCAACGCAATTTAAGCCAACAGCTTGCAGAATTGGAGCAACAAGAGTTTGCAGCCGAGCGACTGACACAACTTTGTATTGAAGATTTGGAAAGCAGAGTGAACAAATTGTTTGAGAACGTAGAGTTCAAGATGTTTGAAAAGCAACTTAATGGAGGATTGAAAACCGTTTGCGAATGCACCATGCACGGCACACCTTATCAAGACCTTAGCACGAGCGAGAAGATAAATGCTGGTATTGATATTATCAACGCTATGTGCAGACACAACAACGCTTTTGCCCCTATCATGATTGACAACGCAGAAAGCATTACCGACATTTTGCCAACAGCGAGCCAGCAAATTAGATTTGTGGTAAGTCGTGATGAAGAATTAGTAGTAGTAAACAATTAATAAAAAAAAGATTATGACAGAACAATTAAAAACAAGTGTTGCACAGCCAACACCAGCAGCGCAAAACGCAGCACCTGTACAACTTCCATCGCAAAACAATAAAGCATTGAAAGAAATACAAGAAAGCACCGTAAACAGAGTAATGCAACAAGTTGCAGAATTGCAACAAGCAGGCGAACTCGTATTGCCCAAAGACTACAATGCAGGCAATGCCTTAAAGAGCGCATGGATATACCTACAAACCATAGAAACACGCACAAAGCAAAAAGCCGTTGACGTGTGTACAAAGTTAAGCATTTGCAATTGCTTGCTCGAGATGGTTATCCGTGGGCAACATCCAAAGAAACATTGCTACTTTATTCCTTGTGGCAATAGTCTTGAATACTGGGAACGCTACACTGGCAAGATATTACGAGCAAAGCGAGATACGAAAATAAAAGAAGTAGTAGCGCAAATTGTGTACGAGGGCGACAACTTTGTCTATACCGTAGATAAAGACGGATATTACCAACTCGTTAGACACGAGACAGCAATCGAAAACATAGACCCTCAAAAGATAAAGGCTGCATACGCTATTGTTATCAATAAAGACGACACACGCCACCTTGAAATAATGACAATTGACCAAATCAGAAAGTCATGGCAGCAGGGAGCAGCACGAGGGAACAGCGGAGCGCATCTTAACTTTACCGACCAAATGTGCAAGAAGTCTGTTATTGCACGAGCTTGTAAAATAGAACTTGATTCGGCAACCGACAACGAGAATGACGACTTGCAAATGACACCGCCAGACGAAGCTGAAGCCGTGCGCAATCAAGCACAAGTAATAACCGTGCCAGCTATTGAGCGAGGGGAGGAAGCAAAGGCTCTGCCTAACGCTACTACTATTGACCCAACAGAGGCAGCTCAATACGAGCAAGTAGGGCAAACAACAGAAGATAAACCAAAAGAGACACGCTCGTGTCCTATCTAATAATGATTAGAGTATGATTTTACACTGCATCGGTAGTTCCTCACGCGGAAACTGCTACGTCATTCAAAACGAAACCGAAGCCTTGATTATAGAAGCAGGGCTACCACTGTTAGAAGCTAAAAAAGTTTTGAATTGGAATATCAAAAAGGTTGTTGGTTGTTTGGTATCACACCAACATGGCGACCACGCAGCATACGCACGAGAGTACACCGATGCAGGTATTACGCTACTCACACTTGAGGATGTTATACAAGTAAAACAATTAGGCAATAGCGCAATTCCTATCACACTTGGCAAAGGTTATATTCTCGGAGGTTTTAAGGTTTTACCTTTTAACGTACTGCACGATGTACCATGTGTTGGGTTTCATATCCAACACAAGGAGTTTGGAAAACTATTATTTTTCACTGATACATACGCAATGCAATACAATTTTAAAGGTATAAACTATTGGCTTATAGAAGCAAACTACTCGGACGATATTCTAAACGATAACATTATTAACGGACGAGTTCCACAAGTAATGCGTAAACGACTACTGACAAGCCACCTTAGCCTTGACAACGCAATAGGAATTCTTAAACGTAGCGATTTAAGCCGAACAAAAAATATCGTGCTTATCCACCTCTCGGACGGAAATAGCAACGAAAAAGAATTTATCAAAGCCGTAAGACGAGCAACAGGGAAGCGCACTATTGCTGCAAAAAAAGGAATAGAGATAGAATTATGAGAAATAAAGCAAGCAACTGGTTTGAAACCAAAGTCCGTTACGACAAGACAAATGAGGACGGACAAGAAAAGAAAGTAACCGAACAATACGTTGTCGAAGCACTATCGTTTACAGAGGCAGAGAAACGCATGACAGAAGAGATGCAACCCTATCTTAACAAAGGTAGCGAAATGGAAATTAAAACCATTGCCAGAACTCCATACAATGAAGTGTTGTTCAACGAAGACGACAAAGCCGACAGGTACTACAAGATAAAAGTAGCTTTCGTAACACTTGATGAACGCACTGAAAAAGAAAAACGCAATACTTTTGTGTATCTTGAACAAGCAAATAGTACGGAAGTCGCACAAAAGTTGTTCAAAGAATCAATGAAAAGTTCTATGATTGATTACGAGATAATCAAAATAGAGGAAACAAAGGTAATTGACGTGTTTGAATATAACAATTAGATATGCCTACGCTTCAAGAACTTTTAGACCAACAAGCCGTAAAGCCTGCTCGCAAACGACACAATGACGAGGAACACCGCATACAATGTTCTTGTGTGCGATGGTTCAATCTAAAGTATAGAAAACTGCAAGGTCGTCTTTTTGCAGTTCCTAATGGAGGTAAACGAGATGCACGCACAGCTGCAATACTCAAAGAGGAGGGAGTTGTGGCTGGTGTGGCAGATTTGATACTGCTTATTCCCAATAGGTTTTACGGTGCACTGCTCATTGAAATGAAAACAGCAAAGGGAAAGCAAAGCACATCGCAAAAGCAATGGCAAAAACTCATTACCGAACGTAGAGAGTATAAATACATCGTTTGTCGCTCGTTGGACGAATTTATTAGCGAGGTTGAGGACTACATAAAATACTGCGATTAATTATGAAAGGAAATAGTTTCGTGTTTCATACCGAATGGAAAGACATTCTAAAAGAATACAGAGAGGAGGTCAGGCTCGAAGTGTACGAGGCAATCATAGAGTATGCCACATCGGGGACACTCATCGAACTGAAACCGCTTAGTAAAATGGCATTCGCATTCATAAAACAACAAATAGACAAAGATAGAGAAAACATCGAAACTATATCCGAGAAAAGAAGAAAAGCAGGACAAAAAGGGGCACAGAAAAGGTGGAGCAAAGTTAAAAAGAAACAAACAAAACAACAAGCGGTAACCAACAATACCGAGCAAGCAACACCCGAAAACAATACCCAACAGCAAGCCGTATCCGTGTCCGACTCGTCCATAACAACGACAACGCTCCCAACACTCCTTGACGAAGAAATACAAGAACTCAAATCCGCACAAATATGGTTAGACAACTTACAAAACCTACACCGTATACCAACAAACGAACTCATCAAGAAACTTGATGAATTCAAACTGCATTGTTTAGCCGACGGCACAGCATCACACCCAAACATCAACGAGGCAAAACGACACTTCAACAACTGGTTAAGAATAGTAAACAAAAATGGTACAACAAATAGACAAACTCCTAATACAAAGAGCCAAAGAATTGCAGAATTGCAACAATGGGTCGCAAACAAACTCACTCCCAAATAGCGAAGCCTTAAAACTATTGGAACTTTACAACCCCTCAATGCAAGCAAAGTACACCAAATACGAAACAAGGTGCATCGTAGGCAAAGCACCAACCTTATTAGACGTTAGCAGAACATACGGACAAGATGTAGCCATTGTATGGCTTATCATACAACTATCCGACCTTAACGAAACAAAGGAAACAAAAGACGAAAACAAAAAAGACTTGCAAGGACTTGAAGATATTGCATATAGAATATATAGCAAGTTTAAATTCCTAAAGTTACCCGAGCTAATGATAGTCTTTCAAAATCTGAAGGATACTAACTTTTACGGTAGAATAACTCGCCACGTTGTCATTGACACAATAAAAGCATATCTGCAACATCGTGCAATACTAATTGATGAATACAACGAACAACAACGGAAAAAGCAATATGACGAATATCAAAGAAATGCAATAACATACGAAGAATGGAAAGAGATTAAAATGCTAACAAGAATGTATGAAGTAAATACAAAGAAATGAAAACTACCATTTACTTCTCAAAGCATACCAACGTAGCTATTAAGGAATATATCTACCGAGAGTTTACTATCATACAAAGAGAGAACATTAACGGAGAAGTAGTCATAGAAACATCAGAACACGACCTACAAAGACTGCATAAAGCCCAACAATTAAACTATATAAAACAAAGAAACAAATGAGTACAATAGATTTCAGTGCCGACAGCGCACAACCAACAATCCTCCAACGAGTAAAACAATTCATTGCACAAAGCAAAGAAAAGAGAAAAGCAAACCTTTACAAGCAATTGCAAGAGGAAGCAGTAAGACGATACGATGTTACACAACGAGGAAACACAACGTATCTTAACATCAATGGAACGCTACTGCCAATTGACCAACTCAACGACTATCAAAAGGCATTAGACTTTCTTAGAGAAACGTATATATTGGAGGGAATGAAATAGTGAACTACCCACAAGCTGAATACTTGTGGGTTTTGCGGCACATTATATAAAACAACAAACAACAATGGAAAAGAAATACAGATTATTGGAGAATGATACCATCACGGTAGGCGGCAGAACGCTGTACCGAATAGAAGCGTTGCGTGACTTCGCAGACGTGAAGAAAGGCGACAAAGGAGGATATGTTGAGAGCGAGGATAACTTATCACAGAAGGACGATTGCTGGGTATCTGACGATGCGGTGGTCTGTGGCAGTGCATGGGTCAGTGGCAATGCGGTGGTCTATGGCAAAGCGGAGGTCAGTGGCAATGCGATGGTCAGTGACGATGCGGTGGTCTGTGGCAGTGCATGGGTCAGTGGCAGTGCAGAGGTCTGTGGCTATGCGGAGGTCAGTGGCAATGCGATGGTCAGTGACGATGCAGAGGTCTGTGGCTATGCGGTGGTCTGTGGCAATGCAGAGGTCAGAGGCAAAGCGGTGGTCAGAGGCAAAGCGGTGGTCTGTGGCAATGCCGATTACTATGTGGGAAAGAACGTATGGTCAAGTGGTCGTTACTTCACATACACACGCTCAAACAGAATGTGGCGAGTAGGCTGCTTTTACGGCACGGGCGAGGAACTCATTAGGAAAGCATATCAAGACAGCGATGTGAGCGGAAGAGAGTACAAGCGAGTGGTGGAATATGTGGAAACCATGTACGCTGATTTGGAGAAGGACAATAGCAAGAATTAAAAAATAAATTACATAAGGCTATGGCAAAAAGAGAGATACTGTTCCGTGGGTGGAACAAGAAGAACAAAAAGTGGCTGTACGGCTACTACTGTGTAAATCGTGGCGAGCATTTCATTGCGCCAGATGATAAAGTGAACCCTTTGGCATCCTACGAGGACTATGTGGTTGAAGCCGACACGGTAGGTCAGTACACAGGGTTGAAAGACAAGAACGGCAGGGAAATATATGAGGGGGATATTTTGCAAAATGAACATGATTCAAAGATAAGGCACATTGTTAGGTATGACAATAGCATATGTTCTTATACGGCGTGGTGTCCTTTAGTTCACGACAATTGGGAAAAAGGTAATATTATTTCAAAAAAGTGGATAAACGAGTGTGGTAAAGTTGTAATAGGAAATGCAACAGATAACCCCGACCTCATATGATTGTAAAGAAACACGAAGATGAAAGGTACAGAAAATTTTAAACGCACTATACAAGACTATTTGGAAGTACGAGCAAAGACTGACGAGTTATTTGCAAAGGCATATGCAAAGCCTAACAAGAGTATTGATGAATGAATCACATATATTCTTAATGAGGTTCAGCGGAGCGGTTGTAATGGCTTCGAAGATAATGAAATCTTCGGAATGGCTGTTCACTACTACGACGAAGACAATATTGATGCTGGTAAGAATATTAATTGTAGAGTTGTCGTAAACCACACAATAGAACTCACAAAGAACGAATATCAAGGTAAGGTATTTGAGGAGTTTTTTGCAAATAAATAATAATTGATTATGAGAGCATGGATAGCAAGAGATAGAGACGGAATGTTGTTTATTTACACACAACCGCCATCTATAAACCCAATTAGAAAAGATGTTTATATGGCTGTTAATGGGGATATGATGCCTATTGATAAAAATCTATTCCCCGAAGTAACATTTGAAAACTCTCCGCAAGCTGTGGAGATAAAATTAGAAAATGATAATGAAAGACAAATAATGAATATAACAGATTTGAAACTTGGGGACATCGTCTGTCAAAAAGACGACAGGTTTCCAATGGTAGTAGTGGGCTTGTATTCTACGCTTGACGAACTCGCAAAAGGCAAAGGCGATGTTTGACTTTGAGGGAAACGAGGGTGATATGTGGGAAGTCAGTGTTGAAGATTTAGAATTAGTAAAAGAAATATAGCGTGAGCTACACACAAGCTAAAGACTTGTGGGTTTTGCGGCACATTATATAAAACAACAAACAACAATGGAAACGTTAAACAAAAAAATCAAGAACGAGGACGAACTTTTAGGGCTGTTCATCGACGTGGACGGTATTCGTTCAAGCACACGGTTGCCGTTCCTGCACCCGACATACAACGAAGTGTGGGCAACCGATGAGCATGTGATAATCCGCATACCACCCGAAAGGCTTAACAAGCAATACGAGCCGACGGACGGATGCGAACGATTGAAGATTCCAATGGCAACGCTATGTTCTGCGACATGTACGCTTGCCGACATCATCAAGGCTCTTGATTCGTGCCCGTTGGTCGATGAAGTCTTAATTGAGGAAAACGAAGAAAAGTGTAAGGAATGCGACGGAACGGGTGAGGTAGAATGGGAATACACCGATGGGGAGTTGGAAACACATTACCATGATTTCGATTGCCCGAAATGTGGAGGCGACGGTGTGATTAGGCATGAAAAGGAAATCAAGACGGGTAAGAAAGTACCTGACGAGAATGCAATAATCCAAATTGGAGCGGCTTTATTCCATCACGACGTGTTGCAGATAGTTGCTGAGGCTTTGAAGATGCTCGGTGCGGACACCGTGAACGTAACGGCAAACACGCCTTACGGAATGACGGAATTTGAGTATGACGGTATCAAGATTGGGTTCATGTGCATAATGGCAGACCTAAGCGAAAAGATTTCTGCCGAGGTGAAGTTGAACGAAACTTATTTAGATAAGCAATTATGACACAAGAAAAAGAAATAGAGCAAGCTGCAAGAGAGTACGCAGATATAGCAAGGGCTTATCTGTTAGGGGAGGAAATGGAGTTAGTGCAAGATGCGTTCAAAGCAGGCGCAGAGTGGGCATTGGCTAACCAGTGGCACGATGTGAAAGAAGAACTACCAAAGGAAACGGAGAATGTTCTGTTTTTATATGAACACCAAATCCCGATTATCGGCAAAGTGGATTCGAAGATAATCAAGGAATTGAATATTACTCACTGGTGCGAGATACCACAATTTAAGGAGAAGTAATTATGGAACAAGAAAAAATAGAAGAATTGCAAACCTACAAGGAGTTTGTTCGCTATCTTGCGGAAGAAACTAAAGGTTTCACTGATGAAATTATCGAGGCGTTTTATGATAGTGATTTCGTTAAGTTTTGCGGATATATCAATGCGAAAAGAATATTCCACAAGGGAGAGCCTTGCCTTAAATTCAATTATGAAGCTAAAACTTATATAGCGAATTGGCAGAGTGATGACAACTACGGAGTTTGGCAACGAGGGCATGATGATTCATACTATGGTTATTTGCTTTTTCCCACAAAAGAGGATGGCAGGTATTTCTTACTTGAATATGAAATGTAAATAATAAGATTATGAAACGAGAAATAAAATTTAGAGGCTTTAATACGAAAAACAACAAAGATATTTTCCATAGCTGCAAATGCACAGGGCAAAATTTCACTTTCGAAGAATACTGCGAATATTTGAAGCAGGAGGATAGTCCCAAAATCGTGCATCAATACAAAGAATTTGGCTTCAACATCTACGATGTATGCTTAACGCCGAATGTTAAGGTGAAATGGGTTAATAAATCAAATTACTTTGAACTTGCAACAGCGCAATCAGACAACGGACGATGGAATTTTGGATACCATTATAATTTTTGGACACAAGGCGGTTGCAGTGGCGTACACTATGTTGATACACCAACAGGTGGGCATAATACCGAGAAAGAAGCTATCAATGCAGCCTTGAATTCATTAGAAGAGAAATGCCAACGTGTTATAGACGAAATTCTATTCAGGGGCGGAGATATAGATGATGACGATAGTAACGAACCCGAATTTAGGGGTTCGTCTGTACTTCCAATACTTAAAGAAGCAATGCGTAAGATTGCTTATTATAAAGAAGTCTTCAACCCCCGACAATTAGAATTGTTTGATTTATAAAAGAGATGTCAGAACGTTGGGTTGTAATAGGAAATATCCACGACAACCCTGAACTAATAGAAAGAAAAGTAAAAACAATCATAGAATGAACATAGAACAATACAACCGACAAGTAGAAACCTTTCAACGAAAACACAACCTTACCCACGAGGAGGCAGTTGATATGGTAAATAAAAAGTTTGCAAGAAGCGTAAAAGCACTATTCAAACAATAGAAATTAGATGATAGAAATTAGAAAATAAAATTATGGCAACAAAAATATACATAAGCGAAAGCGACAAAAACAAAGCAGCCGTAACACTCGCCACCTATTCTTTCGTTATCACATCTGAAATACTTTGCAACTATGGAAATGATGTGTGGGACAAATTCCGTACACAATACACCTACCTATACAAGCAAAAAGCAAAGAAAACAATCAATCAAATCAAAGAAGCGTTAGACGAATACGACTACAAAGTAAAACAAATCATAATGTTCGACAAAAACGACAACTCCGTATATCAATACTTTGCCGATATATTAGACTTCTACGAAGATTTACTCGCAAGCGATATACAAAAGTTAGAGTTCACCATAAACAAACACTTCCTAAAAGCTAATATAAAAGACCACATACCGCTATCAAAGGCAGAAACATTACGCACATTGAGCGAACTACTCAAATACACTATAAAGTACCGAGTAAAGGAACTCAAAACACTCAACCTAAAATTAGAGGACGGATACACCTACGACCCACAAAGAGCAGCAAACGCATTCGAAAGCAAAGCAGTAGGAAAACTATCCAACGACTTCGTAGAACTCATCTACAAAACAACCCATCACAAAGGAACAATCAATCTACAATCCGACCCAGATTGCCACCTCGCCGTAAAAGTCCTTGAACGAAAGCTATGCGATGCAGATATACTCACCCAAGCAATAGAATATGCAGAGGAACAAGAAACATTAAGGTAAAGTTTATTTTTATTTTTGTTTGATGTTGAAAATGTTTAACCGAAAGGGAGCAGCCTTCCGTGAGGATAGCTGCTCCCTATTTTTGTGTGTGCTTATTTTATCAACCGCCTGAATAATTGCCTAAAACTTATCTTCTTGTCCTTGATGTAGAGTAACAGATAGATAATTACTAAAACGAAACTCAATGCAAATACAAGTTGCCACCAATCGAAAGGTTCGGTAACTTGCACACGGTCTATTTGTTTGTCTTTGTGCTTGTCGCTTTCGGTAGCTGCCACTTTTGTTTTGCTATCCTTATGAGTGGTGCTATCTTTGCTTTGTGTAATACCTTTCTTTTCGTGCTTTCGGTGCTCGGTGGTTTGCTTTATTCCTGCTAAGCCATAATTTATTTGCAACGTGCCGTCCGACTTGCGTATAACCATAGGAATGAAAGGAGTTCTGCTCGCCTCATTTGTAAGGTGAGCAAAACTACACCCTCCATTCTCAACACTACAAAAGGTGTACTCGGTAATGGTCTTTGATAACTCGCTTGTTCGCGTTGTGTCAATAATTGAAAACGTGGTGTGGGTCTGTTCCTTTACCACTGCCACGCTATCATACGTTTGTTTGTGGGTGGTTGTCGTAATGGCTTTCTTCGTTTTGCAACTGCTGCACATGGTGATGAATATGCAAATAAACAAGCCGTACAATATTCCCTTGATTGTGTCTATACTTTTATCCATACGTTTCCGATTTATATATCTTTATACTCCTTTGTTGCATCGAAACTTGGGCAGGCTTTGGGTGCGAAGTCCTTATGTGAGTGTATGGTTGCTTTGGGGTATTTGTGTTTGAGTTCTGTTAGCAACTTGCGCAAACCTTTCTTTTGTGCTTCGGTGCGTGTATCCTTTGGCTTGCCGTTTGCATCAAGTCCTCCTACATAGACTACGCCTATTGAGTTGGTGTTGTGTTTAAGGCAATGTGCGCCTATTTGGTCTTCGTTTCGCCCTTGGTGGATTGTGCCGTCAAGATATACTACATAATGGTAGCCTATCATGTTCCAACCTCGTTGCTTGTGCCATCGGTTGATGTCGTCTACTTTGAAGTTTTTCCCCTCCTTGGTAGCGGTGCAATGCACTATGATTTCATTTATCTGTCTCATTTTGTTTTGCTTTTAATTAAATAAACCGCTCTATTTTCGCAAACCGAGCGGTAAAAAACCAACTAATAACTAATAACTTAAATAATTAATAAAAAAGACTACTTTTGCTTTTCTTGTAGGTCGTCTAATATTGATTTCACTTCTCCCCATTTACTCTGAATGTACAAAGAAAAACCAAAGGTTGATGCTGCATAGAGTAGCATCTGTGCGGTGTACCAGAGTACGCTATCTTCGATACAATTGTACATGAAGAAGTTGATAAAGACTAATATAATAGCACTCATGAAGCCTATTATGGCGAGTGCGTATTGTATGATTTCTTTTGTTTCTTTTTTCATTTTATGTCCTCCTTTCTCTTCTTTTCTTGTTTCTAAACTCTTATATCTAAACTCTAAAATCTAAACTCCTCTATTTTAGTTGAAACTCTCCTTTCTCAATAGCGTAGTAGATAGACTTCATATCGTCTGATGCTTTATCACCGTTGTCGTCGGGTAGGTTGCGCCAACCTGTTGAGTTGAAGTTCTGACCATCGTGTCCGAATGTAGTTTCTATGCCCGATGTGTCGAGTATGTCTTTATTGATGATGCGGACAACGTGGTCTTGGAACTCTATTATTTTAGCGTTCTTTGGCTGCGTGATGTCGGCTGTGTAATTGATGATGTGCATGTAGCCGTTTAAGGCTAATTGGCACGATGCGTTGATGATTGTTTTTAATGATTTTGCTTCCATTGTTGTTTGTTTTTATTTGTTTCTATTTGTTTCTGAACATTCGGTGTGAGCCTATTCGGCGACCTAAATGATAGATATTTACGTATGCCCATTCTACAGGACGATTGAAGTTTACATTGTAGTAATCTTCCACGCCATAGAGCTGCCTAAACTTAGTGTATTCTGGTGGTATGGCTGTTTGCCCACTTTGATTATTAAAAGGGTAGTAGTGAGTCGGTTTTGAGGCAAGTATCAATCCTGTGAATGGTGATGAGAACTTGTCATCGTCAAGATTAAATCTACCACCGAGCGAAAATCCTCCATTATATTGGGAGGTGTAGAATAGTTTTCCGTCATTGGCTTGTCCTTCTTCTACGGTTACCCCTGCTGATGATATGATATTTCCGTTTACATCTCGTGCTGCTACATATTCTTTAAGTGTTGCGCTCTTGTGGTTTGAGCTGTTGAAGATGAGGTATAACGTTCTTCCTTGATTGATAAGGAAGAATTTTTTAATATCCTCTATTGTAGTGATGTAAGCATCGCTAACGTGTACCCACCTTTCGGGTGTTTGGTAGTGTACAATTCCTCGTTCGTTCATCTCCCATATTACGTTTCCGTCATCGCTCAATCGTTGGTCTACCCAATCGTTGCCGATATAGCCTATTCTTCTTGAAGGGTGATTGGCTCCGTGTTTGTAATATTCTTGCAGATTGTCGTGCAGATAGATGTACCCTCCTCCGTTATCTTTGGTTCTAAGTGTTCCTGCTATGAGGTTGCCGTCTTGGTCAATGGCTGCTATTAGTTCTCCTTTTGAATTTTTGATATATACCTTGTTGGCTTGCAAGACCATACGCTCTAAATCGAGGTCTATTCCTGCTCTGCGGAAGCGTTCGTCCTTGTCTGGGTTTGTCCATGGGGTGGCTTTGTTGCCCTCTTCAAGTTGTATTTCAGAAAAATACGCTTTTCCATTTTGGAATAATCCAAAGAAAATATAGACGTATTTATAATCAGAAGGAACGTCAAATGTATGCGTATAAGGCTTCCATGAACCGAAAGTGTTACTGAACGTTTTATAAATGGCTTTACTATCACTCATATCTGCATTACGGCTCATAGCTATTTCAATATAAGACTCTTCGTTGCCGTGAGTTTTGTAATAAAATGATAAAGTATATTTCTTGTTGTCGGCTATGGCAAATGGTTTGAATTTGCAACCATTCCATTCTTTTTGCGGTGCATTGCTTCGCTCTATTGATATATAGTTGTGGTTGTTATGCGCAATTGAGCTGCTATTGCCTATTTTAACGTATTGCTCCCTGTGAAGTATCATCATATCAGGATACCTTAGCGATGCACCTTTGAGCAGGTTTATACCATTCTCGTGTCGTAACACTTCTAATGTTATCTTCTCGGGCAATTGGTTAATGGTAGACTTTGTATCTGTAATTTCTTCATCTACTCGCTCGAATTCTTCTTGTATGCTTTCAAACTTCCCTTTTATTGTGGTAAACTCTGCATCGTTCCAACGCTGCTTTGATACATAGAACGTTAAAGCCGTGGTGTAGGTGTTGCCCTTGTAAGTGGCAGCAACTTCTACCTGTCCGTTGGCTTGCCCTTGGTCAATAGAGTTAATGGTGATTGTGTCGCCATTGTGCGAAGCTTGGCAGTTGTAAGGTTTGAGCGTTATGCTTTCAGGATTTACGCTTTTAAGTCCCTCAAAAACAACAATCCGCGCCTTGTTAGCATTATTGTTAGTAAGAAGTATCGTGCCGTTTTTGTCGGTATCGAATGTTAGGTGTGAGGGTATAGCCATAACAGACAAACCACCTTCGCCTGGTTTTCCTTGCTTGCCGTCCTCAATGTTGGCAATGGTAATGTAGTTGCGTGCTATTGTTGTCATTGTTGCTTTTAGTTTTTTTATATAGGAGAATTAGGTTTACTATTTGTCATAGTCCTCCTATTTCTCCTATCTTTCCTATTTATTGGCTCACCTCACAAAAGAACGTTGCCTTTTGGTCAATATCGGCAGCTTCCACCACGAGGGGGTTACCTGCCTTTTGGTTCGATGTTGTTCCATTGAAGTTAGAAGCATTGCCTGCCTTGTCGTACTTCGTCCATGTGTAAGTGAACTTCTTTTGCGAGGTAGTTTCGTCCTCAATCTTTTCCGTTCCACGATAAATGCGAGCCATAAGAGTTGTTGTGCCTTGTCCGTTCACAATCTTGTCGCCTGTTGTACTGACTACCTCGAGGGTATAAGGGTCGGTATGGTCTTCAAAGATGACGATACTTTCCGATGCGTCCGACCCGTCCTTTGCCGTAACCTTGTAAGTTTGCACGTTCAAAACATCGTCAGCCTTAACCGAAAGGGTAGAAACACCACTTGCGTTGGCTACACCCGTTGATACTGCTTCCCATTTACCATTGCTTACATTGAGTTTGAACCATGCGTACGTAATGCCGTCCGTGTCTTGCGTGCCACCACGATAACAACGAGCTTCTGCCGTCAGCGATGTAACCTTTGCACCCTCATCGAACACACGTCCCGAGGGCTGCGTGGTTACCACTTGGAACAATGCACCTGCCGAACTGCTCTTAACGATTGCATCTTGGCACTCCAACGTTGTGTCTTGTCCTGTTTCCTTGTCGTGGAAAGTAGCAATCGCTTTGATTTGCAACGTGTCCGTTGTAAGGTTACCCTTAATGGTCAATGCGCCACCTGCTGCGATGGCTGCCACGCTGTAAATACCATTGGTTGCACCTGCTGCTACTATCGTGCCGTTAATATCATACTTCAACGCTGATAGTTGGCTCACAAGGTTTGTTCCGTTCCCCGTAACGTAAACCTTTGGTGTTACAACGTTGTTAGCATTCCCGAAGTTAGGTGTGTACACCTTCGTATCAGGATTGTACATTTGCACTCTGTTCTTAATTTCTAAAAGCAGTTGTATCTGCTTCGCATCATTGAGGTCTACAATAGTGATTTGACCTCTTGCCTTTACTGTTGCCATAATTCTTTTCTTTTATCTTGTTATTTGATGTCGGACTTGTCCGACTTGTCCGATGTGAGTATTATATGTTTACTATACAATCTATGGTTGCTTTCAAATTTACTTCTGCTGCCGTGATGGTTATTTCTTTCCCTATCGCCTCGTGCCTTGCGTTCCATGCCTTATCGAAGTCCACGTTACCGCTCTCAATCACCCACGAAAATTGTGTAGGCAAAAGCCTATCAGTAATATCTTCTTCACCATGCCACACAATAGCCGTAAGTCTTATTTCGCCCTGCCCATTACGAATAACATTGCCACCCTGCATCGAAAGCACCTCCACACGATAAGGACTTGTGCCGTCCTCACCCTTGGCAGCATACGCTTTCCATTTCGTACTATCATCGCTCGGCTCGTCCGTGTTGTTATCTTCAATAGATAGCCACGTTGCACCGCTGTAATACCACGCTTCATTCTTGTAAGCCGTTACTCCTTTGTACCAATCGCCACGATGCAACACATTAGGTACACCTTTGCCGTCAGCAGCTTTCCAATTAAACGAATTAGAAGCAATTTGCACCTTGTCAGTTAAGCGAAAAACAATATTGTCCTCACCTAACACAAAGTCTGAAATCCTATTGAACACCTCAATAGTAGGCACTTCGTCACTCGTGGTAAGCTGCGTAAAGTTCATGCGATTAAGGTTCTCATTTGGTTCAACACCATGCAACCTATCATAGTTAGCATTATGACCGCAAAGTACAATCACATCGCCCACTCGTGGGGTATCAGTACCATTCTTCTCAAAGTAGCCTACCTCGTTCGATAAAACGATATAAGCCTGTTCCTTGTCCGTCTGCTCCGCCACCTTTGTAACCACTCGCCAATAATAACGATTAGCAGCATTTTGGGTCAATTCCTCACGAATATTGAGCGTTTGGCACTTCGCTTGGTCGCCCTCGTGCCACCCATTAAAAGTATGCGTTGTACCGTCATCAGTTTTTAGGTAGCACTTCCAACCATTCTCAACAGGTTCAACCCTCTCAATCTTCGAACTTGACGGACTAAGGGCAACATCACCCCCAATAGCCGAAAGTTTCCGAACCTCCAACTCGTGGAATATCGCCTTACCAATGACCTCCAAATAATCTATCTGCCCATGCGCTTTCCCTTGTTCATCAAGCCAAACCCCAAAACCTTTGAGTGACTTCTCAAAACCTAACAATTGAGCCGTGTTCAGGATAGCATTACCAGAGCCGTCAATTCCTATTTTATTGTTACGAGTGGTAAATCCTTTATCAAGAATAACATTACCGCTACTCCGAAAACCTTTATCAAAAGTAATATAACCTAAAGCTGTATCAGCAATATCTTTACGCAAAAATACTTTATAAAGACTTTCCTTAAAGGCTTGTAAACTCTTTGTTACATCAACAACAACATCTTGTTTATCTTTCGTTCGTGCTTCTTGATATTGCTTTATAAGTAACTCAATAGCCTTTTTAAAGGCTTCATTACTTTGCAAGGCTTGTTGAAACATTCTGTCATACTTACTAACAATACCTTTAGCACGCAAAATACCGCCAACTGTTAAGTTGTTCTCAATAGTTACATCGCCGTCAAAGTTAGTAAGTGTGCGCCCTGCGGTAGGACATTCTTCAACACCAACCCAAACTTTTGTATATTTGTTCCAACGATACTTTATACCTCCAATGAAAAGATAATCACCCTCGTTACCACCATTAGGAAAACGCATTAATACATCTACAATATCATCGTAGATACCAACATTTTCCTTATCTAATAATTTTAATTGTTCAGCTGTACCTTGTTCGCTTATCCATATTTGATTGTAGTTGTCCCAATCATAGATAACGCTGTTAATAGTTAAGTAATCACCAACACTACCTCCGTCAGGAAATTTATCCCAAACGGCTTGTAAACTATCGAATGTACCTAAATCTTTTATACGTTTGGGAGGTGCAATAGGTACAACATCGCCTTTACTTTGCCAAATCTGCTCCCACTTATTCCAAACATATTTTGTACCTCCAATGAAAAGATAATCTCCCTCGTTACCACCATTAGGGAAACGCTTGTAAACATCTTCAATGTTGGTAAAATCATCGCCAAGATTATTGATTTCTTTTATTTCATTGGTTGGAATAGTTATAGTGCTTTCTTCTGTAAACCACTCTTGCTCAAAAACATTCCAATAATAAGCTACGCCACCAACTAAAACATAATCTCCTTGAACACCACCCAAAGGGTAAGCAGTGCGAACATCTGAAAGCGTATCAAAAGTGCCAAGAAGATTGTTCATGTTTAAGATTGTTGTTCTAATCTAATACCTAAAATATCTCTATATAGGGCTAACATAGCATTTGCATGTTCGATGTTTGATAAGGTTAAGTCTACCATGTAAGCACAATAGTAAACAACGGCTTGTTTTAACTTCTCACAGATATTTATATTACCATTCTCAATATGTGGAATACCAATATATCTCGCTCGCTTAACGGCTACATTGTTTGCTGTACAAGAATAAAACTCCAACACTAAACCTATTGGATATTGAACAATAGCAACAATAGGACGTTCGGAGTTCCCACCTACACCTAAGAACTTACTTTGTTGTTCTGCATACAAAGGATTTTCCTCTGTAATAGGCTCTGTAATAGGATAGCTCCAATCACACATCTGAAAACTTACAAGGCGCAAAAAATCATCGGGCAATTGTGTAAAACCCCAATTCTTAACCTTTGACGAATTCCAACTAATAGAAGTCGCGAAAGCCTTACCACTATCCAATAAATGGTGGGGAGCATTACTAATAACTACACGAGCAGCATCTTCCAACTTGCGTTCGATAATCTCATCAATACTTAACGTGTCTACATCGCCCAACTCTGCAAGTGGTGCGCTGTTATTGTTTTTGTCAATAGCAACACGCACTTCCTGCATTATATCTGCAACCTTGTAAATCATCAGTCTTTACTACTTTAATCCTTTAAAAATGACGCCTTTTGACTTAGCGAAAGCCAATACTGCCTTTTTACTATTCAACTTAGCGTTAGCTGCATCATCGAAACGAGTAGTAAGATAGTCTACTGCTTCCTCTAATCCACTTACTTCGATTGTAACACCATCGTCATTATGGTCGTCATTGCCTCCTTGTGTACTATCTACTCCCGGTTGAACGAGCTTTTGAGGGTCGTCCAATTCCTTTTCATCAACAATAAAAATTCTACCGCTTTTAAAGTGGTGGCTATTTTCGATTGCAAGCTGCACAATAGCGTTATTGGTACGGAACGTTGCAGGACGTATGCCAGTACCCGAAGCTGTACCACCTGTGAAGTGTATCGTAATGCTTCGCTTTGCAATTGTAACAATCGGACTCCATTCCATTAGTCCGTTTACTCCGTATGTTTTTTGTTTCATATATCTTTTCTTTTATAGTAAAGGGGAGGAAAGCTACTAAAACTCAACCTCCCCTTTTCTAAACACAATACTAATTAACAATCATGAAAGATACTTTTAAATTTCAAGTTCCCCATGATACTCTTGCCAACCGCCTGCAGTGGTGTACAACCATGTTTCGCCTTGACGAGCAGCCTTGTTAATTGCAGGGCAGTCTACCATTAAGTAGTAAACACGTCCGTCCACGAGGTCGGTTTCGGTAGGAGCTTTCTCAGACTTCCACAAAACATACCCAACTGCGTTAGCCGACTTAGCTGTACCCTCGCCATTAATAAAGATGTGGCAAGAACCTTTCAGAGCGAGCGCATCCCAGTTGATGGTGGTTTCTCGTGTTGCTTCACGCTCCTCCACCTTTTCGCTATCGCTGTGTTCGTTTGTGCGAGCATAGTGTACCAGACGACCATAGCCAAGGATAGCGGCACTATTAGAGTAACCCACCTTGTCGAGGGTCGCATCACGCTTAAATTCCAAGTCGCCAAAGACGGTATGGAACTTTGTGATACTCCAACCTAAGGCATTTGTTTCAACTGTGATTTTTACTTCGGGGTGCTTAGAGAAGTCAATACATTGAATGCTCTCCAAGAAGTTCTTACCACACAAACAAATAGCACCAGAAGGTACATCTTCGCCAGTATAAAACATCTTTGCCAATGAAATAAAGTCCTCGTAAGTCCACTTACCACTATGTTCTATTTCACGCTTGATAGACCAACGAATACCTTCTGTGAAGTAAACCATTTGTGTACCTGTCTTAGAATCGAATATAGGCATTTTACCTTTACGACCTATCCATAAAGTTCGGTTAGCACTGCGCTTATACTTACGGATAGCTGCTTCTGCCAAGAGAGCCTTGCCAAACGGAATACGTTTTGCTTGACTTTCAAAATAGTCTGACATGATAGTTGTCATTCCACGCTTTTGCAAGTAAACTTCTGTTGGTACTGGTACAAAACTATCAGGTGGTACTATCTTTTGTGTCTCATGCAAAGCGTTGGCAAGAATATGAATCTCTGTACCCTTTGGAATTGCTGGTGTTTGGCAATAGTCGTCCGTGGCATTAGCACGAGGACCATTAACACAACGCACGATAGGGTTATCAGAATTATCACGTCCTGTAACATACAAAAGTAAACTCATACCTGGAGTTTCTGTTTTACCGTCAGCGGTATAACCATTGACACCTGCCACTTCCAACGTTGTATAAACTTGTACATAGCAATTATCCTTTGCATCAAGTGGCAAAGTAAACGAATTGCCTGAACCCTTTGTTACCTCGTTATTTGTAACCACAGACGAAATTTCCTCGTCCATTTGATAATGCTCTACAATAGGCGACTTAACGGCTACTTTTTTTGCGTTGAGCATTAAGGCGCATAAAGGGGTGTCGTCGCTTTCAAATTTGGAAAGCTCCGCATCAATATCTACCTCAATAAGATTACCAGCACCAATACCACCACTTGCGGCGGCAATTCCATCTACTGTTGTGGCTTGTCCGCCCAACTGTGTTTTTAAACCTGCACTACCTGCTGCTGGTGTAGGTGTTGCGGTTTGTGTATTTACAACTTCTGCCATAATAACTTTAAAATTTTATATAAAACTAACTACTTAACTATCTTACTTTGCCTCAGAAGCTAAATCAAAGATTGTCTTACGTTTAGGAACTTGATTGGTTGGAACACCATTCTGCCCACCCATAACGGCAGTTCCGTCTCCACTACCTTCTTTGAGCAACTTCTCGGTAATCTTAGCGTTTTTCCCTTTTACTTCCCCCTCGTGTCCTGCTGCTGCTACATCAACATCATGATTCAAGGCTTTTAATGCCATTTCCAATGTCTCGGGTAAAATCTTTCCACTGATACCGTCCGTAACAATAGTCATGATAAACTCGCTAACATTATCTAACTCTTCATCTGTTAAACCATGCGCTTCTTGGAATTTATCCATTTCCTCTAAGGATGTTTCAAGATTCTTGTTATACTCCTCCTCAAGTTCCTTAGACTTTGTTACACGCTCCAAATAGTCTTTGTGCGCCTCGGCAATAGCTTCTTGTTTTTTAGGGTCATCTAATGCATCTTTAACTTCATCGCCAAACATACGGATTAACTCCACTGCGGGGTCTCCGCCTTTGCGCCACCGACTTAAATAAGTTGCACTACGAGGGTCGGCGGCAAACATTTTGTTCAATTCTTCCTCCTGCCTACCATACTCGTTAAGACGATTTTCTGCATCATCGAAATGTTCACCTAAACGACCATACAATACTTCTTCATCATCGAAATTATCGTCAGGGTATTTTGACTTCAAACGCTCCAAAAATGCTTCACGCTTACTCTTTTGTCCTGCTGTTTCTGTATTTTCTGCCATAATAAACCTGTTTTATTGCTTTTTACTGCAAAAATAGGTAGTTAGTTAATGGTTATAGTTTTATCTATTAACAATATTAGCTATTTTTGCAATTGGGAACAAGTGCCAATATAATAGGGATTTAATATATTGGTATGAAAAAAACTGGGAGCAAGTTTGAATATGAGCAAGAAAGGAACAAAAATCTATTACAGGTTTATCACAAACTAATTTCTCAAACAAAATTTATTAAAACATCAGAGTTATATCATAACATGAGCATACACCCCTCTGAACGTTTTTGGGTAAGTGAGGAAAGAACCGCCATAGTAATAGCAAAGATAGCTAAAGGAGATAATCTTACATACATGAAGAAAAACAAGCGTGAAATGTTTTTTGAACTTTATAAGCGTGTAAACCTAATGAGGAAAGAACACCCACAAATGCCATTTAATAAAATAGTATTTAGAGTAATAAGACAGCCTGCACCAAGATTTTATCTAACGGAAGAATCTATAAAGGTTATAATGAGTAAAATCAAAACGAAATGGTACAAGAAAAAGTTGTTAGTATACCAAAACTAACCACGTACACAAAGAATATTCTCAAAATTAACGAAGAAAGAAATAAAGAGAACAATCGCCCGTTTAACCCCATAACGGGAGAGGGGTCTATATTGGCGCGAAAAAAGGTAGAGATTAAAGATTTCCCTCTACCTATCATGTTCTTACCCCAAAAAATGTTAGACGTTCCACTCGTAAAATTACTTATAAAAAGTGGGTCTATAAAAAAGTTTTGCAAGCAAGAATTACAAGCAGAAGATAACGAAGAGAATAAACTAAAAATTATAGAGCAATTTATACGCATTAGAGTAAAATACGACTTCGCTTTTTGGGCTGCATTCTACGCTTATATAAAAAATAAAGGGGGAGGTGAAGATGTCTTGTTTCGGCTTACACGACCACAACGGGTATTTGTAGAGGTATTAGAAGAACTACGACTTGACAATAAACCTATAAGATTGGTACTGCTCAAAGCACGACAATGGGGCGGCTCCACAACATCGCAACTCTATATGGCGTGGTTACAACTCGTTCATAAGGTAGGATTAAATTCTTTAATTATTGCGCACCAAGGAACTGCATCAGATGAAATAAATGGAATGTTTGACAAAATGATACAAGCATATCCACTTAAAATGCTTTATGAATTAGGTGAACAATATAACGATAAAGCACCAAAATTCGTTGGCGTTGGAAAATCGGGAGCGATACACAAAGTCCCACAGAGAAATTGTAAAATAAAGGTGGGTACAGCAGAACGACCTGACGGTTGTCGTGGTGGAGATTACAACCTCGTACACCTTTCAGAAGTTGGACTATGGAAAACTACAGAAGGAAAGAAACCAGAAGATATTGTACGGTCTGCATGCTCGGGTATCCCTCTTGCTCCATATACCATGATTGTATATGAGAGTACGGCAAACGGAACGGGTAACTTTTTTCAACGTGAATATGATGCGGCAAAGAAAGGTATATCGCAATTTAAAGCTTTGTTTATATCGTGGTTTGATATTGACCTTTACCAACTACCATTTAGTAGCGAAAGCGAAAAAGCAGACTTCGCTATCGAACTATGGAAAAATAGAAATAATACTACGATAGCATCAGAACGTGAAGAAAGCGGAAAATACTTATGGTATCTTTGGGAACTCGGAGCAACACTCGAAGCTATACATTGGTATGTAGAAGAAAGGAAAGGCAAACCAGACCATGCTACCATGGCATCAGAATATCCATCTGACGATATTGAAGCATTCGTACACTCTGGAACTCGGGTGTTCGACATGTACCAAGTACGCAAGTTTAGAACAACTTGTTGTCCACCACAATTCATTGGAGAAATAGTGGCAGATTCTGATGAGGGAGAAGCTGCGCTTAAAGGGTTACAATTTATTGAAGACACGCAAGGTGGGCTATGGATATGGAAGAAACCTGAAACATTCCAACACGAATATATTACAGACCGCTATCTTGTAGTAGTGGATATTGGAGGACGCTCCAACAAAGCCGACTATTCGGTTATAACAGTCTTTGACAGATATTGGCAAATGGAGGGCGATAAGCCGTCTATCGTTGCACAATGGTACGGACATACTGACATGGATATACTTGCTTGGAAGTCGGCACAGATAGCAAAATACTACAACGAAGCATTATTAGTAATAGAGAGCAATACACTCGAAACAAAAGATAGAGACAGAATTGTAGATGGTGTGCAAGCGCCTTTTATCCTTGAACAAATAAAAGACGTATATTCTAATTTATACGCGCGGAAACAAAGTGCAGAAGACATTGCCGAGGGGGCACCACGCAAGTATGGGTGGCATACCAATGTAGCAACTAAACCAATGATTATATCAAACCTTGTAAAGGTGATAAGAAAACAAATGTATGTTGAACGTGATGAGCGATGTTTGGACGAATACTTGTGCTACGAGAGAAAGAAAAATGGTGCTTATGGTGCTATTATAGGTAAGCATGACGACTTGCTCATGACACGAGCAATAGGGCTATACATATGCTATTACGAAATGGAACTACCTACTATAGTTAAGAAAAAATACGAAAAGCAAATCAAAACACATAAAAAAGCAATTTCAGAAGCTACAATATAGCCCCCCTCACCCCCTCGTCAGACCAGTCAGACCAGTCCGACTAGTCCGACCCGTCCGATTGGGCTTATCATTTCACCATACCTTGTCTTAACATCTCAACGGCATTCATATTAGCATTTTGTTCTACTTGTTGCTGCAATTCAGGAGGCAACCCTTGAGTGGCTTGCTGTTTTTCCATAGCTTCTTTTTGCGATTTTATGCTTTGCAACAATTCATCTGCAAATGGAAAGTCGCCATGTTCCAACATTTGCTCTAAGGAAATCTGTCCAGCACCCCAAATTTGCATCAAGAAATCATTAGCTATTTGACGATAGGCTGGAGTAGAAGTGCTTTCAACAATATTCAAATCAAACTCAACATCACGAATTAATTTAGGGTCGTAAACAACCATCTTAGCACTTTTTCCTGCAATATTAAATACACGCTTTTCATCATAAAACTGCTGCATATTTTTGACATCTTTATAAGAACCATCTACAACAAACTGACTAAACGTATCAAGCAAGTCAAGTAATGAGGTTGTTGCATTTTGGGTTTGTTGAGCATAAAGAGAACCACTTGTGCTGCTATATCCTGGCTTTCCTTGCAATGCACCGTGAATACCTGATATATCCTCAAAGAATTTTAATTGAATATTCAGCAATTCACCAATACCGATATTAGTGGAATTTACGGCTATCTGTTGAGGAATTGGAATTCCTACTTTTGGCTTATAGGCTATAACACCATTAAATCTACTCCATTCATCTGCTATCTCTTCGATTGACATGCTACCTAAACTCTGTTCAGGCACAAGTAAAACACCCTTAGCACTTGAACGCATTATCCAATCATACATCGTTATTAAACGATTTACATAGCGTTGTTGGTCTACTACATCGCTTACAAAAGAATGTATCTCTCCGTCAATAAAAGGGTAAGCTTTAAAAACATAGGGGTAGCTTTTGTGTTCGTATGGAGTTTCCCCCTCTGATAAAATATCGCCAAAAGGGGTAAGATAATAGAAATACCAATAGCTATCAACAAACCATTTAGCACGCAAAAAAGGAACATCATCAATAGGCATTCCCACTTCCTTAGCTTGAGCCAAACGTTCTGCATTAACATCTTCAACCAAACGTTTATAATCCTCAACATCTATCTTGTAAATATCACCATTATTGGGGTCATGTACTCGGTAACGAGGCTTACTTTCTTTGCGCCATACTTCAATAACTCTACACAAACTATTATCACGAGGAGTAAAAAAAGAACTATAACGATTTTCTGAATAACCAAAATCTGATAGGGTACTAATAATATTACTTTTATCCCTTGCATTCTGGTAGATTGTATTCAGACGATTATAATCTTCAGGACTTTCAGCAAACTGCTCGCACAAACTTTCAAAGCTTACATCATGAATTTCACCAACAAAGCTTGTGTCCCAACCGCGCGGGTCGCGCATCTTATTATCAATGAAGAAATTATTAGGCTGAACAATATCCGTCCAACAATCTAATTTCTCATTTCTCCAGCCAAACCATTTACGATGAACAATGAAACCGCTAATCAAAAATTCCTCGATACTTCGTGCGCCAATCTCATCCATACGGTTAAGTTGCCTATTACATTGAAGAATAGTACTCATCGTTTCACCTATTTGCTGTTCATTCCTATCTCTTGCTACACAACTCGGCTCTTTAGATTGGCTACGATATACACCAATAACGCTACGAACCAAACGCCGAATAAGATTATTCTTTAAAGGGATATTGCCTTGCTGCTTAATATACATCTCTTCGGTCATGCGCTTTCCATCAACGCAAATAATATCGCTCCATTGGTCGCCGTAGGCATATCGTTTGTTACGCTCTCTGTCTTGACGAAAACGCTCCATATTCTTATAATATTGTTCAGCTTCCATTAAAACATCAAAAGCACGACCTTTCTGTTTACGCTTTCGCTGAATGCTATCAATGCCGTACTTATCTGTACTTGGAAAAACACGGCTCATTGACAATAATTTATTATTTTTTTTATTTGCCATAACAATCTATGATTATATTTAAAGTGTAGAGTTTATGCAAAATTACACGATTGCAAAAACACCTACACTTTAAATATTAATTACTTCTTAACGTTATCAATATCCTTAAGCAGCATTTTCTTAATTTCTACAATATCCTTTTCGATACTATCCGCCTCATCATTATTTGTTGTTTGATTTTTAAATTCTTCCATAGCTTTTATCGTAGGCTTATATGATTCGTATATTAGCATCTTTTTGTATTCAGGAGAATTATGCAAAAAATCAATCTTTTCGGCATAATCAAATACACCCCTATAAGTATCTTTCTCATAACCTTTTAATCTGCTTTTGAGAACTTCACATTCTTTACCTACTTTGAAATAGTTGCTATTGATAGCTTTTGCTTCTGTTCGTTCATCGCCATTTTTAAGCACACGATTTACCCATAAAAAATTACGATGCTCATACTTCCTATCTCCTGCAATAGTTTCGCCCATTTTAGATAGCTTGTCAATAGTTGATGCAATTCCGCCAAAATAACCTTTGAGAATATATTCCCACTTCGCAGGATTTAAATCCACATCACCTTGTTTATAAGTATCTCCACCAGTCCACCCATTAATAGCAGCAGCTAAATTTACAAGATATTTATTAGAACTCTTATAAGCCCTTGTCCACTGTGGCAAGTGTTCATTATAAGGCATTTCTTTTCTATAAATAGGCAATCCTGTCCAAGATACATTTGTTTGAGCTTCGTATAAAGGTTTTGCAAAACTTGGAATAAATGCATTTAATCCACCTTGACCCTCTAAAAAATCTATAGGCAAAATTTGCGTAGCTTGACCTGCAATAGCTTTTCCTAACTCTTCGTTGGTGAATTTTTCTTTTCCGCTCATTGCGCTTACCATAAGTTCTCCCATTCCGTAAAGCACTCTGTACTCAACTGGCAAAGGAATTGTTATCCATTGGTCTCCTGCTCTAAACATGATATTACTACGTCTTAAATATTCAGGCAAGTTCCAATAGCTATCCTTATCGTCATCGTCTCCGCCCATTCCCATAGCTGCTACTATTGCTCCGAGTGTAAACATTGTAGATGCAGCCGTGAAAGCTTTTGCAGGGTGCTTTTTAAATTGTTTACCAAAGTTTGTCGTTCCCTGAATTGCAGCATTCCAAAAAACAATCAAAACTCTACCGCCTCCAGATGTAAAGGCAGCTACTTTACCTAATCGAGTTTGATTTTCAGCTTTAAGGAATTTAGCTCCTGAACCCTTTTTATTGAAGTTCACAGAAATTTCTTTTGCGTCATATATAGAACGGTCAATGCTTCGTCCAAACTCTCTTGATGTAAGGAACGCTGCAAAACGTGCACTATTCTCTACGGCACGATTATATTCATCAAGTTTTTCACAGAATAAACTAATTTTCTTTTTAATACCCAATTTTGAATTGGCTCGCTTTAATTCTTTCTTAATATCGTTTTTATGCTGTTCAATATCTCTAACATTAGTATAACCAGTCTCCCCACCATTCATCATAAAATCATAGAACATTCGTTCAAGTTTATCATTCATATCAAGCGTTCCTTTACGATGCTTAGCAAGAAGTTTTTTCATTCGTGCAACATTACATTTCAAAATGTTACCATTAAACCGCAAAGCGTAGTTAGGCTTTTCCTTTACCCATACCATTGAGTTAGAGTAAAGCATATCTCGCATAAAATTAGAGAGTATAAAGTCAGGGTTACGAGTAGTATAGACAGAACTTAGCCATCTATTAACACTTTCGCCCCAACTTAACATTGCTCCAATTGAACCAGAAATATCATTGTCAGGGTTTGTCAATCCATTAAGTGCTTGTGCGGCACGAGGGCTTCCGTTAATAGTTAAAACATAATCTTTGCCGCTACGCTTCACTATGACTTGGTGCTGCTGCAACTCTTTACTTTCTACGACACGATATGGAATATTTGGATTTTCTCTTGCTCGTTTATACTTGTCAGGCTCTTCTTCTGCAAGTTTTTTCATTCGTTCCTCAAAATCGTTAATCTTCTTTTCTACTTCATCTACCGTATCATTGTCTTTAATAGTATCTACAAATTTAGGTTTCCAGTCTTCAGTAACTTTATCATATTCCAACCATAAATCGCTAACACTAACAAGGTTGCTTGGGTGGTTAAGTACAAAATTCAAGAAACGTTGCTTCACAAGTTTATTTCTATTACCTTGTACGATTGCACTTTCAGCCATGCTCATTAGATATGCAATAGGGTTATCTGCCTTAGAACTTCGCCCCATTGCTTTCTTTATAGGAGCATTAAAGCCGCTATTGCTATTTGGCAAATAATCATAAGCCTCCTCACTTGTTTTTTCGTCAAAACCTCGAAGTGGAATATAATAGCTATACATACTTTTAATGTGCTCGTATGTTTCCTTATTCATCATTCCGCATTCATAACTCTTTGTTAATATTGCGTTTGATGCTGTATTAATCTTTCCCCAAAGTGTTGTCGTTTGGTGATTATCCTCATAATCATCTACTATTTTTTGCGCCTCTGTTTCTGCTTCCTCCGTAACATCAAGCCCAGTTAATTCCGTCAAACCTGCATAATCCCTATGTTCTGCTTCAAACGTTAGAGCTTCTTTTCTATCGTCACTAAATTTGTTGTTATTTGTTATATCGTCTATTGCTTTATTGCGCATGTAAGCATTACGTTCAAGACCATGTTTAGCAAGCATATAATTAAATAAAGCTTCACGCTCCTCGCTATTCTTTGCAAGTTTAGCAACCTCATCAAGGATAGACGAAAACACAAGGTGAGAGAATGCATCAGCTTCCGCTTTATTGGTAGAAGACAATCTATTTTCTCCAATGTAGGCATTTTCAAAACCATCAATATCTTCAACCTCAACTTTCTTTCCCTCTGACTTCGTAATAGCTTCCATTGCTTCTTTTAGCCCGAGCATGCTATCTTGCAGTGCTACCCTAGTTTATAAACTAAA